GCATGTCCGCGGCCGGCGTGGCCCGTCTGATGACCCTTCGGGGCTTCGAGGTGGAGGCTCCGACCATCCTCTCGCACAAGAAGCACGCTCCGATGGCCTCCGTGCAGGTCGAGGCGGCCGCCACGAGGCGCGATCTGGCCATCCTGGTGCGCGATCGGACGTACGACGCCGTCGATCGGGGCGATATCGACATCACCGACAAGGCCTGGCGCAATGTGACCCCCGGTCTGGCCGCCCAGAAGCTGATCGACCAGCGCGAGAGCCGCGGCGACGACCGGAAGACGGCCGTCGCGCTCGCGATGATCCTCTCGGGGGCCTCGATCGGCGGTCCGCCGGTCCATTTGCTCGGATCGGGCGACGATATCCTCGAGGGAGAGGTCGTGGAGCTCGAGAGTGCTTGATCAGGCCACATTCGAGCGTGGTCGGTGGGACGGGGAGTACTTCTCGGAGCAGTTGCTCGGGATCCGGCTCCATCCAGGCCAGGTTCGCATGTTCAACGCGTACCTGATGCGCACGAAGAGCCGCTGGTGGGTCGCGCTGTACCTCACGCTCGCGATCGCGGCCGGAAACCGCGCCGGCAAGACCCTCGCGGTCGCTGTGATCATCATCCACGCGTGCCTGTACAAGATGGGGCTCAAGCCGCCCGAGTCCGAGAAGCAGGCGAGGGCATGGATCAGGCATCCGTACCTCTGGTTCCACTTCGCGATCGCCCAGGAGATCGCCGACCTCGTCTTCATCGAGATCCGGATGCTCCTGTCGGGCACGCACCCGGCGCAGCAGGGCCGCGGCTGTCCGCTGGCCGAGCAGGTGCCCGACATCGCGAAGTGGGACGTCAAGTACAACGGCGACTACCGCTGGGTCGTGTTCAACGAGGACGTGGGCGGCGCCGAGGTGCACTTCCGCACCACCGGCGAGCGGGCCCTCGGCTCGCTGGGCCGCGACATGCACGGGATCAGCTTCGATGAGGCCGGGTTCGAGCCGAACCTCGAGTTCATCGTGGACCAGGTGCTCCAGCTCCGGCGCCTCGGCACCGGCGGCCAGCTCCTGCTGATCTCGACGCCCACCGAGGGCCTCACCGCGTTCGCCGATCTCTGGTACCTGGGCGATCCGGATGCGCCCGACCGCCGGCCGCGCAAGTTCTCGATGCGCATGAGCACTCGCGACAACATCGGGTACGGCCTCGACCAGGACATGTTCGACTCCCTGGTCGACGACATGGATCCCCAGCTCGTCGCCCAGAACATCGATGGCTACTTCATCCAGGGCCGGACGGCGTACTTCAACGCCATGTCGGCCGACCGGCAGTTCACCGACGAGCTTCCCGAGCACCAGCCGGCGCAGCGCGGCGGTGCCTACGTGCAGGGGGTGGATCCGGCGCTGCGCCACGACTCGACCTGGTCGATCATCGGCAAGATCGGGCACAACGCAGAGGGCCTGGTGACGATCGACTGCGTGCGCGCCTCGCGCGTGCGCGGGAAGCAGACCACCGACGCGATCGTCGGTCTGGCCGTCGACGGCCACAACGCGTACGACGTCAACCGGGAGGGGTTCCGGTCCCGGTGCCAGACTGCTCTTGACGCGACGGGCTTCGGCGGCAAGATGTTCAAGGAGGCCCTGGAGAAGGAGATCCCCGGCGTTCGGGCGATCGAGTTCGGCGGGAGCCTGCAGAAGAAGCGGAAGTTGCTCGGCGACCTTCGCACGATGCTAGACTCAGGGCGACTCAGGCTCCCGCGTGTGGGTATCTGGCTCCAGGTGAGGCGGCAAGTCCTTGGCTACAAGCTGGATGACCGGGCGATCGAGCAGGACGCGGTGATGGCACTGGCCTGCCTGGTGGCCGAGGCGCGTCGAACCCCCGATGATGCCGAGGACTCGGTCGCCTTCGATGCCTTCAGCCTCTCCGACGGGGAGATCCCCCGGTACCGGAACAACAGGCTCGTCGCGATCGCCGCAGGTGAGGTCTTCTGATGGCCCTGTCCGTCCCCAAGTACGCTGACCTGACCCTGTCGAAGGCGATCTCGCTGGCGGACGACGACGAGGTCAAGCAGTACCTCCTCGAGCTCGGCACGCGCGTCGAGAGCATCCGCGCGGAGCAGCAGCGGTTCATCGAGTGGTGCGACCGGGCTGACAAGCTCTACTACGCCGAGGAGTTCTCGTCCGGTGGCGCCGACCTGTGGCCGGACGACCCCAATCTCGACCTTGCCGGCCGGAGCCACGTCTCGATCAACACGCCGCCCGTCTTCGTTGACGTGCCGGCCGCGCTGCAGTCCGTCGAGCCGATCGAGAACATGCGGGCGACCGACAACACCGAGGAGGCCCGCGCGGCCGCCAGCCACTACGAGCGGGCGTACGTCGCGTGGAAGGCCGAGGTCGACTTCGATCTGAAGTTCGCCAAGGTGTGCACGGTCAAGGCCCTGTACGGGCGGACGGCCGGTCGGGTGTACTGGGACAAGGACGCTGGCGAGAAGGGCTACGTCGACGTCGAGATCGTCGAGCAGCCGCGCAACCTGTTCCTCGGCTACAAGAGCGACGACTATGCCGACCTGGAGTGGGCGGCGTACGTCAGCAGGATGGAGCCGAACGCGGTCACCGAGGAGTTCGGTGTCGATCTCGGCGCGAAGGACATCGGCAACGGTGTCATCGTGCCGTGGATCCAGACGTGGAACCTCCAGTCTGCTCCGTCGCGCGGGTGGCTCAACTTCGGACCGGCGCGTGTCGAGGTCTGGGACTACTGGTTCCGCCGGCCGGACTGGGGCGACGACGGCAAGCTCCGCGGCATGGACACCTGGAACATCGTCTTTGCCGGCAACGCGATCGTCCGCGGCCCGGTCAAGTACTCCGAGTACGAGGGCGAGATCCCGTACAAGGTGCTGCGCAACACCTTCATCCCGGGTCTCCCCGACGGCCGCGCCGAGCTGTACGACGTGGAGCAGCTGCTCCGCGAGAAGTACGAGCGGGTGACGTCCGGCAGCCAGATGATCGCGTCCGGCACGGCCGGCGATTTCTGGCAGCTTGTCGGGCAGGAGGCGCCCAGTCGCGTGCCGCCCGATCTCAAGCCGAAGCGCAACCAGATCGTGGCGCCAGGGCCCGGCAACCGGATCGAGACGATCACGCCGTTCATCGCCCAGTTCCAGCTCGAGCAGTACCTGGTTCGCCTCGACCGCGAGACGGCCGTGGTGTCGGGTCTCAACGACCTGCTCCTCGGGTTGGCCCCCTCGAGCGTCCTGTCGTCCTCCAAGGCGATCAACGCGCTGATCAGCAACTACGAGTCCCGCATCTCGATGCGGCGCCGGCTCCTGTACTCCTGGCGCCGGGACCTGTGGGAGATGGTCGCCCAGGTCTGGGCGAAGAAGGACTCCACGTTCCGCAGCATCATGGATGCTGGCGGGGGCAAGCTCGACATCGTGAGCCCGTCGCTCAATCCGCGCGACGAGATGGAGACCGCGACGCGGATCATCAACCTGATGAACGCGAAGCTCATCAGTCAGCGGACCGGCATGGACCAGGTCGGCGTCGACAATCCCGAGTCCGAGCAGGACATGATCCGCGAGGAGCGGACGGACGCGACCATGTTCCCGGCCGAGGTCCAGGTCATGGCCCAGCTGATGGCTGCGCTCCAGTCGCTCGGGCTCAACACCCCGCCAGGCGCGCAGGAGCAGGCGCAGGGCCAGCTTGCCAGCGGGCAGAGTGATCTCGCGAACGCCCTCGGGGCAGCCACTCCGGACAATGCCCTCTCATCCCAGCTGCCCGGCGACCAGGGGATGCTTCCTCCCGAGGCGATGATGGGCCCCGGCGGTGCCCCTCCCGGCTCCCCGTTCGCCCAGGGCCCCGCTGGCGCCCCGCCGTCCCCCGGCGGCGGTGGCGTCGTCGGGAGCGCCCAGACGATGATCCAGAACGGCCAGGCGAAGAGTAGGATCCTCACACAGCAGCAGCTCGGGAGGCGATAGCCAATGGCTCGACGCGGCCGGTTCGGGCGGCTGCCCACGGCCGCCCCGTCCCTCACCAACACCCTGGTCGCCATCGCGCGCGAGATGGCGAACACCGAGGACCAGGCGATGATGGACGCCTGGAAGAACGGCGGCTCGTACCGCGGCAGCCCGGTCACTGACGGGATGGTGCTTGCGCACTGGCGCAAGCGACTCGACAACGTCGCGAAGAACGACCCGCTCTACGACGTCTACAAGAACACGGTCACCCAGTACGAGTACGCGATCGACGAGTCGAAGCACTCGCTCCTGTACAAGCAGGGGAAGATCAGCGATGCCGAGATGGGCGCGTTCTACATCAACTGGAGCAAGAAGGTCCCGCGGGACAGCGAGTTCTGGCGGACGCTGCAGCGCGATGGGGCCCAGTTCCTGCGCGCGGCGAAGGCGAAGGCCACGGCCGACCGCAAGATTGCGCTCGAGAAGAAGTACCAGGACGCGCAGGCCGAAACCTACAAGAAGAAGGAGCGCGCCGGCGAGTACCTGTCCGACGTGCTCGGGCGGATCTCGCAGTCGAACGCGCTGACGCCGGGCGCGAACCTGTCCGACTTCGATCCGTCCGATCCGGCAAAGATGGTCAAGCTCCTTGGCCTCATCAACGGGAAGCCGCGGGCGTCGGGCGGGCCAGGTGGCCAGGGTGGCCGCGATACGAGCGTCCAGCTGTACGAGGATCCGCCGGGGTCCGGCAAGTTCGTGACGGCGCAGATGGTGCTCGACAACCTTGCCAAGTACGACACGAACTTCACCGGCTACGTCTCTCCCGCGTACGTCACCAGCGCGCTCCGGTCGCAGATGGACGGGCAGTCCGAGCGGATCGACCGGGCGGACAAGACCGGGCACAAGACCGACGCAAAGAGCCTCCGCGACTGGCAGAAGTACACGTCCGGCGTGGCCACGAACGTCAACGCGTGGTCGGTCGAGGAGTCCTACCAGCGTGTTCGCGATCAGTTCCTGCGGGTCTGGAGCGATCCTGGCGCGACGCCCGAGCAGAAGACCAAAGCGTTCGATTCGTACAACGGGGAGCTGAACAAGCTTGCCGCGCTTCCCGGCGTTGACATGGCAACGAAGGCCCGGCTCATCGCTGAGGCCACCGGCGACGGGTCGGTGGACTCGCTCGCTGAGTCATTCACCGGGCTGCAGAACTCCGACCACACGACGACGGCTGGGTCGAAGGTCTTCAAGGGTGACATCGCGGACACGTGGCGCGATGCCGAGGGCTACCGGCAGCAGATCGAGCTGGTCAACACGCCGGACTCGGGCTGGGTCTGGTCGATGGGCGAGTACAAGGACGGCCTGTTCGTCCCGACGCCGGGCGGCCGGGAGATCGGGGCTGCGACAGCTGCGTCGGTGATGGCCGCATCTCCCGAGACTCCGGCCGCGATGGCCTTGCCGCAGGTCGACGGATCCATGATGACGGTCTATGTCACTGGCGTCCCGATCATGGCGACGATGAAGGACGCCGATCAGAAGACGACCGGCCTGATGGCGACCGGTCCGGCGAACGCATCGCAGGAGATCGGTACCGCGTACGACGTGATCGTCATGGGCCAGAAGGCGCGCCTCTACAGCTTTCTCGGCTCTGATGGGATCACCTACTACACCCACGACGAGTTCTGGGACGCGCAGAACGTGAAGTCGCACGACTCCAATGGTGCGGTGATCCTCGAGCTGGATGCGTACGGCGTGACCAAGCGTGCCCGCTTGAACGATAAGGGTCAGCAGATGACGACTGGCGTCAAGGGCAAGGAAG